AACCAGATAATTACGCTGGTTGTTTTCTGGTTACGTTAGCCGAAAGATTCGGCCTACCAGAAGATGAAAGTCCTGCCGCTAATTGCTGCAATGCGGAAGGGGCTTGCTGTTGTTGTGGCATTTCAGGAGCAGCCCCAGAGGGAGCCTCGCCTGGAGCGCCTTGCGCTTCTTCAGGGGCTGCACCTGCTGGGGATGCTGGTGGCTGCGTAAACGCAGCAACTATCACGTCTTCGATATTATCGCCCTGTTGACGACCCTTGATGACGGCTGCCATTGACATAAGAATCTTTGAAGGATCTTGCCCTTGTGCTGCCATTGCTGGCAATGCTTGTGAGTATGAAGCCATTGCAGACATAAGAGAATCACGCAATTCTTCAATTTCAACTTTTTGTTCTTCCATGGTTACGTTCATATCCCATGGCATTTGACGACGTAAGAAGTCACGACTGATTAATTTATCACCACGTGCTTGAAGCCCAAAGACCAAAGCGCGGTTAGGATCAAGTCCAGCCATCATTCCGTAAGATACATCTACCCAGTAATCGCCGTCAATATCTTTCTTGGGCGTATACTTAATTTCGTAAGGTGCGCCAGAGACAACGCCACGAACTTCTTTTTCAATATCGCCAAATAGCGTTTCATCCATCATAAATGCAATACGCATAACTTGGCGGAATACTTCTGCGAAGACAGCCTGTGCTGTCTTTACCTGTGTATCAAATCCGCCCATAAGGGCTTCAACACCACGACCTGTAACGATAGAACCAGACTGTTGACCAAGACGACCTTGTGGGTATCGTGCGCCTACGCGTAGTTCTTCATCAAGTTGTGCGCCTTCTTGGAAGATTCCATTAGGAATATCCAAACCAACGCGACGAATCTTTTCTGGATTGGCAGAACGAATTGTTGCATCTGGACCAATCTCAAGTACGTTCACATCTGCTGGTAGGGCAAATGGAGCCTGTACTGACTTCTGTGCTGCTTCAAGTTGCAAGGTGGCAAAGCGTGCCTTGGCTACTTGTACCCACATAATATCATCAAATTGTCCGCGTTGATTCTCATCGGAATCAATACCTGGGCGAACAGCAATAACCACTGGTAGTTCACCAATAAGATTCTTGGCGCGGTCTAATACAAGGTTGCTACGTTCTGGAACAAATAAGATTACTTCATCTTTGTCTTGATAGCGAAATACTTCCAGTGTGCGCTCTGAGTTGCGATTCTCATAAGGCCCACGAATGTTGCCTTCATATTCAGGAAATTCATTACATAGTTCGCGTACTGTCTTATTGTATCTCTTTGAGTACGAAAGCAATTTACCAAAGCGGTCATACTCTGGGTATGCTGCAATTGGATTATCAATGCGAATCACTGGGCGTTTATTTTCCCAGTCTGGCTCTACAATGAAAGGAAGCATGCCGAAGGTTACGTAACGGTCTGCGCCTGTGTACATTAGCGTTTGTAGACGACATGTGTCACGGTAACCAGCGGCAATCATAGTGCGCTTATCAGCCTTCTTGCGTGCGCGGTCTGAGACAGAATCTGTCGAGTCGCAGTTGAAGGCTGGCAGTGGTGCGATAACTTCCGCAACGTCACGTGCAGCAATATCAATAAAGTTGGCAGTCATTGGTTTAGGAAATTCATCTGGGAACATTCCAGGATATACTTGCTGAATATCTCCAGCACGGATGGCCTGTAGATCGGTCCAGCGTGCATCACGAGTGTGGTAATGATCGCGCAACTTGCGGATCTTCACCGACAGATCGTTAATGTCTAGACTCATACGTAACCCCCGTTAGCGGCCAACCTCTGTTGAAGTTGTGCATATTCTTCCAAGTTAACAACCTTACGTCTAGCAAGATCCATTGGTGTGGCAAATGGATTTTTGACGAAGGTTCCGCCATAAGACCCAGCCTGATTGATATAATCTCTCATCTGTGTCTCGGCAAACCAGAGGGCCATTGGGCCGTCTTGTTTATTTTTAGTCCCTGCTGACCAGGTAATTAATTGCTCGATCAGCGCCTTAATATGTTCATTATCGGCCCTTGGAAGTTCCAAGAGATTGTTCTTCATATACTTGCCTTGATTATCAATCATGCCAAAGAGTGGAGCCATTGAGGCTACACCAAATTCTAAATCCATTTTATTGCCACCCGTGTAATGCTGGACGAGGCGAATGCCTCGGCTGGCAAGAAACGAGTTGATCTGTTCATCTTGAGTAAGAAAAAGTTGAAAAGCGTTCTTCTCAATAACCCAAACCTTTGGTTGGTACTTTTCAGTCCAACTACGGATAATTTCACGAATAGCCTGTGGAGTAGGAGCAGGCATACGGTTTGCTTCTAACAAATACCGCTTGCCAGTTATTCTATCTCCAGCGTAAGCCACAGAAAAGGTATCCCCAGACATGGCGGGATCCATCGAGCAGATTACATATTGGCTACTAAGGGAATCAGGATGGCCAGGAGCGCCTGGGATTAGCGGCCCAGAGGCACGCATACCGCTGATAGATCCTCTAACACACTCTGGCGAAAAGATGGCTGTAGATTCAACGTCCTGTTGTTGATAGACCATTGCCCAAGTTTTAGGATCAATTAAGCCACGACGACGGCGAAGATGCTCACCAGACCAGCGAGGGTATAAACCATTCTCATCTGGCTCAGTAGCGTCAGCGTCCCAAGGACGATCTGACTTAGGCCATAGGGTTACCCAATCCTTTGGGTCATCAGCAAATTCAAGTACCGCTGGCATAGCCAAGTAAGTCCAAGGACTACGGTTGTCAGGATAACGTTCAGGGTTGCGCATTTCACGATATAGATCCATTGGGTCTACGCGTGTGCCAACTACTAGAATCTTTCCCGTTGGTCCAACACGTGTCAAGACTTCCTGCTGGATCCATCTTAATTGCTTTTCAAACTCGCCAGCGTTAGCCAACGTTACGCAGTCATCAAGGATGATTAAATCTGCACGTGCGCCATAAATCTGCCCACCCACACCCAGTGCTTGTACAGTAGGATCTTTTTCACCAGATTCGCGCTCAAGGTAGATAGCGTCTTGCGTCCACTTCTCAGCGGTGGCTTTATAGCCTTCCACTGGTGCGTAACGTCTTTGAAGTTCAGCCCACTGTGGCGAGGTCAAGCGTTGCTTGATTGCGTAGAGGAATTCTTTGGCCATACCTTGGGTCTTAGAGACAATCTTGATACGGACGTTAGGATTGGTGACAATCCTATAAGTCACATAGTCAATGCTGACAGTCATAGACTTAGCATGCTCTGGGGGCATATTTACCAGAACGTAGTTCTTAAAATTCTTTTCATAGGTCATGGAGCCATGCAGCCAGGCTGGCTCACCTTCTTCAAGAAGGGAAGTCACATTGCGCTGGTGAGGAAAGGTCATGGAACCTAGATACTTAGTACGAAAATCTTCAAAGGAGATATTGGCGTCTTCCTCAGAGATAGTCCCTTTTCGGCGCTTGATAACACGCGCCAGATCAATCGCCTCTTTAAACTGAGGATCGGATGCACGGTAGTACTCATAAGACTTAACGGATTTACCAACGGCGCGGCAAGCATCTTCTACGGTTACGCCTTCGTTGATAAGATCAACAAGGCGCTTTTTGGCGTCAGGCGCGGAGAGACTGGCGCCTTCGACAAGCCGATACTTTTTTGGGTCTTTGATAGCCAATGGTTCAATCTCCTTTGGGGTGAGATTAGAACTATCCCACTGCGAAGCATCCCCTATGGGGAATGCTCTGGTTAATTTAGGGGGCGCCGCCAGGCGCACCTGGCGTCTTCCCTATGGGTTAGCGATGAGGGCCTTAAGCCCTCAGAGCGACTCGTTCGTTCGTCTCTTGCGACATCCTCGCTGTGAGGCTCGGCTGTCTAGAGCCGAACGACAGGGCTGTTTTAATTTAACCCCTTACTTATACTAAGGCGGGATAAAACCGCTTTATCCCTAGTAGAGGTATGTGACGTTAGTCACACTGTCTATAACCAGTATTACACACTTACTTTGGTATAAAAATATATTTGGTCATCTCATATATTGAGACAGTAAAGGGGGCTATATTTAGAAAAAATCTTTTGGTTGATAGTAATAGTAATACATACCCTATAGTTAAAATCCTCGGGTTGAGCGTGACGGTGAAAGCGATAAGTCGACATTTACTTACCGCGGGGCAATAACGCCAGCGTAATCGCACGGAATCGGCACGTTACGGGACGGTCGAGGTGTCTTCTCGTATCGTTATCGTGCGTTGGTGGGTGGTTTAGTGGTGGGAATGGGTGAGTAATGGGTGACTGTCCTATTGGCGACAGTTGGCGATAGTCGGCACCTATCGGGCAACAGTCGAGCAACAGTCGGCATCCATACGGCTATTAGATCGAGGCATCATGGTC